GTGGCTAAGGCTTCTAAGCGTGACCGGAATGAGGGGTTAGAGGAGTTGCCTGACACTCACCCTTCAGCTGTGACTGGCAGGAAGGTGGGGAGCGCTGGGGCACAGAATGGCGGTTATGCCGGCATGACGGAAACGCCGCGCAAGAATATCCATCCTACGGTGAAACCTACACAGCTGATGCGTTACCTGATAAAGCTGGTGACGCCGGCTGGGGGCACAGTGTTGGATCCGTTCACTGGGTCAGGGTCTACTGGTAAGGCTGCTCTGCTTGACGGTTATCAGTTTGTGGGTGCAGAATTGACGGAAGAATACTTGCCGATCATTGAGGGCAGGTTGCGGTGGGCTAGTGAACAGGTGGAGGAAATAGATGACACGCTTTTCTAGGTGGTCAGCGTGATTACGAATCACAGGCGGGTTCTCTGGGCTGAGGAGCTCGGCATTGACATGAAGCAACTCCGTAAGGAGCACCCTGACCATTGGGATCAGATAATGATGAAGAAACGGTTGGGGAAAAGGGCTGAGGACTATTGGGCCCGTGAAAGGTTCCTGACTCGTTTGGAAGCTGAGGCTCCGGAGGAAGAAAACACACCTGTCAAGAAGAAGAAACCTCGGATGAGAACAACTAAGCTTGGGAAGTATGAGTTCACTGATGCCCAGCTTGAGATTGCTTACCGGAGTCTGAATGCCGGAGGTTCAGTGTGAGCGTTGTGGTTTCCGGTGGACTGTTTCCTCGAGGCGAGGGCGCACCATCCTGTGTGCATCATGCAGGGCACGGAAAGTTCAAACTATTTCCCTCACGGATGACGGCAAGTGTATGCCGTGGCACGGACATTTCGCAGCTGACGAAATCACGCCATTGGATGACGATGGGAATCCGGTGTTCCCTGGTGTCAGAAGTTGCGGGAATAATGACTGTTGCAACCCGCAGCATGTTATCGGATATGAGAAAGGGTAATGATGGTTAAGAATCAAGCGCTTGTCACTGTGACGGGCTGGTTGAACGATGTGAAGGACTTTGATTGGGGTCGAGCTCTGAAGGTGTCTGTGGATGTTCGGAAGCAGAATCATCAGGGTGAGTGGGAAACCGTGGATAAGACTATCTACGATGTGACCACTGACAACCGTGCACCGTTGGATGGTGTGAAGCAGGTTGTTGTAACGGGGCGCATTACGGGCACCAACGTGTTCCAGAAGCGTGACGGATCGTCAGGTTTCAGCATCAAGGTTCGTGCCGAGAATGTGGAGCCTGCAGCTAATCAGGTTGTGGAGAAGTCCGGTCATGCTGCGGTGAACGCTGTGTGGGATGTGAAGACTCCTGGTGGGGTTGACGAACAGGCACCGTTCTAGGTGCTTGCCTTCCTGATGAAAATTGACTACCTTGTAGGACATGGTGGAAAACATGAAGCTACAGGAGCTACTAACCTACACAGCTCACGCCGAGTACCTATGCAAAGATCTCAGTGAGATGACCCGCGCTGATGTCCCCCACTGGGGCGAGTATCAGGGCACTATTGACCAACTCATTGAGGACATCAGGGAGAACGGGATTAGGGTTCCTCTCCTGGTGCAAGAGGATGAGAGCGGAGAGCGGTGGTTACGCAATGGACATCACAGGCTCGTCGCAGCAATGGAGTTAGGGCTCGACGAGGTGCCCGTTGAGATTCATAGCAACATAATCTGAGAAAGGTTCACTTATGGAAAACTTTGGTCGCATTCTGGCGTTCGCTATGGGGCTGAACTACATGCTCCTGGCGTATCAGGTGGAAACGAACATTACGAGTGTCCTCGGATGGGTTTTCGGTTCTCTACTGTGTCTGGCGGTTCTCATGAGTTTTGCGAAGCCGAAACGCTACCCTGGAGGGCGTGGAGATAACCTTTGACGTGTTAGGGCGACCCGCTCCGCAGGGGTCGAAGAAAAGCATCGGCAACAACAGGTTTATCGAATCCAGCAAGTTTCTCCCAGCATGGAGGTCAGCAGTCAGGGAAGCTGCAGAGCACGCGGTGACCGCTAGCGGTTGGGCTCGCGTGTCAGGGCCGGTTGAGTTGGAAGTTATGTTCTATCTTGACCGGCCTTCTTCTGTGTCTACGGTGAAACGCCCTTACCCTACTGTCCCGCCTGACCTGGATAAGTTATTGAGGGCCATCGGAGATTCTTGCTCCGGTGTTATTTACGACGATGACTCACAGATCATCAGGATGCTCGCGTGGAAAACCTACGCTGACGCCCGTGAAACCGGTGCTTTTGTGCGTGTCAACGAATTGTCACAGTTTGATAACGAGGCGTTTCAATCCTTCGATTTCCTAGACCTCCCCGAGTAACCTATCCCCATGATTCAAAACATGAAAGGTGGAATCATGAAAACCAATGAAATGTTCGAGATGGCAGTCGAAATGCTCCGAGGCCACTACCGTACCGGCACAGGCTGGATGCGCGGGGTCGCTGTGGAGGATGCGCTGAGGATCGCAAACCGAACGGGGCGGGACCCTGGTGACGTGTTCGCTGACATGGAGCTGGCAGCAACCGAAACCGACTGACACCGGCTCCCCTGCCTGACCGTGGGGGATAACCGGCGTTCGAACAGATTTTCGAACAACCTACAAAGGAGAAACCTAATGTCTAATGTCCAAGCAACACTGCACAAGCAAGCCCTCAAAATCAGCGAGGAACTATTCGAGCCCTACACTCTCGCAGCACAACTCCTGCAGGATGACAAACTGGTGTGGGATGAGGATTTCAACCAGATTCGCAACGCCCTCGCCCTGGCCCTCACGGAATGTGCGACCACACACAACTTGAACCCGTGGTTCCTCGAGGTGGCGTATAAGCTGATTGACACGACCAGGGCTGATGCTTGAGGACATGCACCCACCGGAGTACATCACTCCTTGCGCTGTCCGAACAATCCTGGAACGTCTTGACGAGGCCGACCAAGAGATTCTCCGCACCGCCCTGTTGAATCAGGCGTTGTGGGGTCACACCCCGCTGGCTCGTGCTCTGACGGATCGTGGCCTGCGTATCTCGGAGAAAGCTATTCGCAAACATCGTCACAAACTCTGCTCCTGCAAGTAAGGTGGACTAATGCTGACTGCTCGGATTCTAGTGGGGGATGCTGTTTCAAGGTTGCGCGAGTTGCCTGATGGTGTGGTGAGGACTTGTGTGACTTCGCCGCCTTATTGGGGTTTGCGCGATTACGGGAACGATGGGCAGTTGGGCCTCGAGCCGACACCGCAGGAGTTTGTTGAGAAGCTATGCCAGGTGTTTGATGAGGTGTGGCGTGTGCTCGCGGATGATGGCACCCTTTGGGTGAACCTAGGTGACTCCTATGCGAGCAGTAGCGGCATGAAACAAAATAGACCGCAAAGAGATAACAGTGGAGGCCTTGTGAACAATCGGCGCAATTCTCGAGGTGGACAAGCCTGGACTAAGGGAACTACCGTTGCCGTGGAAAAACGCTTTGATGTTAAGCCTAAAGAACTTGTGGGTATTCCCTGGAGGTTTGCGTTTGCCATGCAGGAACGCGGCTGGTATCTCAGGCAGGACATCATTTGGGCGAAACCTAATCCGATGCCGGAGAGCGTGACAGATCGTTGCACTAAGTCGCATGAGTATATGTTTCTGTTGACCAAAAATCCCCGTTACTACTTCGACCACGAGGCAATCAAAACCGAAGTCAAGGCCGATTGGGGCACCCGTGACAGATCTGAGTGGAAATACGGCAAAGAAGGAACCGGTCTACAACCTCACAGTGGCATGACCAAGAATTACACTAAGGCCAACAAACGCAGTGTTTGGCAAGTGAATACCAGTAGGTATAAAGACGCCCATTTTGCGACTTATCCACCAGCGCTTATCGAGCCATGCATTTTGGCTGGCAGCGCTGAGGGTGACACAGTGTTAGACCCGTTCTCTGGGTCTGGAACTACTGGTGAGGTTGCGCTACAAAACGAACGCAAATATATCGGCGTGGAACTGAATCGTGGCTATGCTGAATTAAGTGAGCGCAGGATTACCGAAGCTATTGGAATGCTAGGAAAGGTGGAACTGTGTTAGAGAACCTCGAGCCAGCTCAGAAGGTAACAGCACCAAAGGACTTTCGCCCCGGTCTTGAGTTCGACGGGAACGAAGGCACAGCAACAACAGAAGGCCTACCGGATGCCCCGAACTTTGACGAGTTCCTAGAGGCACGCGGCTACCCGGCTGACGAGTACGAGATTGTTGGCACACCTCGAACGTCACAATGGCAACGCTGGGATGGGGAGTGGTTGACCGCGTACCGGTTCCATTTCCGCAAGAAGGTGACAGACCTAGACTTGCCGACGTTGTACGCGCAGGCGAAACGTACAAAGGTGAAGTTGGTGAAAAAGTCCGGCAACTCTCGCACCTACGTCATAGCACCGGCAGACTTCCAGATTGGTAAGTTCGGCAGCCGAGGCGGTCACGAGGAGAGCATCGCCCGTATCCATGCCAGCTATGCCCGCATCGAACAGAAACTGAAGGCAGGGAACTACGACCACATTGTGATTCTCGACATGGGGGACATTGTGGAGGGTATCTCGAACAAGGCTGACATGGAGCAGGTCATGTCCAATACTCTCAGCCCGATGCAGCAAACCGACGTCGCAGCTGCGTTGATATGGGATTTGGTCAAGATGGCCTGCAAGTATGCACCGGTCACCTACGGATCCGTTGCCTCGAATCACTGCCAGTACCGTGTACAGAAGCAAACCGTTGGTAGACCCGGTGTTGACGATTGGGGTGTTGTCATCCTGCAACAAGTTCGACGCCTCGCCACCGAGGTAGGCTTACCGGTGGAACGTTGGCTCATCCCACAACCTCACGATGAGGGGTTCGCGTTCGACGTGTTCGGTGACGGGTCACACATCCTCGGTGCGATTCACGGTCACCAGGTTGCTAGGCCTGATGCGTTCCAACTGTTCTGGTCGAAGGCCGTGTTCAACGACACCTATCTTGCAGCAGCGACCCTGATGATTTCCGGTCACTTCCACCACCATAGGTGCGAACAGTTCTCCGGCACTGAGGGAACCGAACGCTGGTGGATACAAGCCTCAACAATGGACAACGGGTCAGACTGGTTCACCCGTTCACAGGGCGGTGGAGGTGACAGCACACCAGCACTC